AGCAAAAGATAATGTTGTACCAGAACCTGAACCTATACAAGTTCCGGAGTTTGCCAAAAAAGAATTCACAGTAAATCCAGAAGTAGATGCACCTGTTGATGTAGTCAAACCTATACCAGAACCTGAACCTGATCCTAGATTAGTAGAACTACAGTCACGCATTATACTAGTGGAACAGGATCGTGATGACCTAATTGAGTTTGTAAAACAAAATCAAGAAGACTATGATAAAATCACAGATCTGCACCAGCGCAGTATGCAACGTGAAGTTGTGTTAAAAACAGAAATAGATAACTTGGCTTTTGAAGTTCATCAATTGAATGAAGAACTACTACGTGCCAAAGCTCCTCCGGTACAAATTGAATACCAATTTGAAGAGGAGTTACACGAAGATATTCCGGAACCTGTAGTGGAGGAACATACATCTGGCGAGATGACCAAAGATACGCAAACCGAGATCAGCAATGACTTGGCAGAAGAACCACTACCGGAACCTGAACCACAAGTAATTCAAATACAAGAAGCAATTAACGTAGCGGTGCCAGAAACCCCTCCAGTAATTACCTCGCAACCTGTTGAAGAACCCAAGGTTGAAGAATATATCACAGATGCTATTACAAAGCCAATTGAAACAATATTAACACGTAAACCCAATACTGGATTTGGTACGGATTTTCCAAACAATCCGGTACGTGGTGATTTATATCTACGTACAGATTTCAAGCCCACTAGACTGTTTAAATGGAACGATACTAAATGGATCGAAGTCAACAAGGCCGCAACTGATGCTTACGTCTATAACGATGCATATATACAGTTTCTAGCAGAAAAACTATCCAGCGGTGAATATTCGCTTGATGATGTATCTGATATAGAACTATCACAAATACAAACATTAATAGGAGGCAGACGTGGGTGAATTTAAACCAGCCACACAGGCAATTAGTAACTTTATTACTCCGCCGGATTACATAGAAACTGTGTTAATTATCGGAGCCGAGAATCACGAAATTATAGCCTGTGCCGACGCTTGTCAAGTTTCCGGACGAGCATATAATGTCTATGTCTACGACGAGTCCATGAAAGACAAAGAGTGGTTAAACACAGTTATGTTTAAAGTAGATACTATCCTACTACAGGAAAATCAACTACAGTTTACAGTTCCTACACCCATTGGATTCGGGCCCAATTGCGATTTAAAAGCACCCGCAGACTATTTTAATAAATAAACAATGAGCTATTACGATAAACCCTCCTTCAAGAAAGTCACTGGCAACACAGTAATTGTGCAACACGATAATGTAGAAAAAGCACTACGTAAATTCAAAAAGAAAGTCATGGAAAGTGGCTTACTCAACGAACTGCGTGAACGTGAATTTTATACCAAACCCACTACTGCCCGCAAGCAGGCTAAGAATGCCGCGAAACGTCGTTGGCAAAAGAAATTGGAAGCACAAGCTCTTCCAAAGAAAATGTTTTAATTTAACCAAAATAGTTGTATATTATATCTAACAGCGTATAATAAATAACTGTGTAGTGCCCAATTCCGGGGCTACATTTATAAATGTCATCTTGCTTAATAGGAGAAAAACATGACACAATTTTCAATTCACACTCTCGATTTACCAAACCTAGCTTCACAGTTGCATCGCCACAGTATTGGCTTTGATCAAATGTTCGATCAACTAAATCGCACATTTGCCAACAGTAAGTCAGATGGTAACTATCCTCCACATAATCTGGTCAAAATTGACGACACACATTATGCCATTGAACTTGCGGTTGCAGGCTTCAGTGAGGAAGAAATCGATGTTGAACTCAAAGACAATGTTCTTACTGTAAAAGGTGAACAAATCAAAGAAGAACAAGAAATTGAATACTTACACAAAGGTATTTCAGCAAGAAACTTTGTTCGCACGTTCCCTTTGGCCGAACACATTGAAGTTCGTGGAGCAACAGTTAAGAATGGTATTCTTGCTATTGCCCTAGAACAAGTGATCCCCGAAGAGGATAAACCCAAGCGTATTCCCATAACATTTGCAAAATAATGATTAAGGTTGTATAATTGGTACAAGGGCAGAATCCCCTGCCCTTGTGTTTTAAATATTTTATTATGGCAGATACAAAAACCGAAGTAGAAGTAAGACCGCGTATTGCAGTTAAACCTGAATATAAGGAACCTAAGAATTATAATGTCATTTATATCAACGACGATGTAACTACATTTGAATTTGTTGTAGAAACGTTAACAAGTATTTTTGGATATGCTCGTGAAGGTGCTGAAGCATTGACTATTAAAGTGCATGACGAAGATCAAGCAGTAGTAGCAACATTATCTTATGAAATGGCCGAACAAAAAGGTATCGAAGTAACAGTCCTGGCACGTAGTCATGGATTCCCCCTACAAGTTAAAATCGAACAAGACATATGATATTCTTAATAGATTAAATTAGCTCAATGTAATAAATAAGCATATAGGGAGATATTATGTTTATCGGTTACATTTATAAAACAACTAATTTACTCAACAATCGAAGTTATATTGGTAAAAAGAAAACACCAAAATTTGATAAAAATTATTATGGATCTGGAGTAGCATTACAATCTGCTATTAAGAAATATGGTAAAGAAAATTTTATCGTAGAAGCTATTGCTTGGGCAACAACTATAAGTGAACTGAACAATCTCGAAATATCCAATATAGCTTTTTATAAAAATCAAAATAATCTATACAATATTGCCGAAGGTGGAGATGGAGGAGATACTACTACCAATCATCCCGATAAAGAAAATATTGTTAAAAATCGAGCCAACAGTATTAAAAATTGGCATGATTCATTAAACGAAGAACAAAAACTCGAAAGAGGGAGAAAAATAAGCAATAGTAAAAAGGGCAAATCAAATGGTCACAATGGATTTCATCATTCTGATGCTACCAAGACTAAAATGAGCAAAGTAGATAAAGGATACACAAAATCTATAGAATGGAAATTAGCCCATGATTCGGCTATGGCTAAACGAAAAGGTACATCATTGACTGCAAAATATAAATCTGTTATAATAGATAATATAGAATATGTCTCAATCGGACACGCAATGGCGGCGTTAGGTATAAAACATCGAGCAACCTTCTATAAACTTAAATCACAACAAAAAATAAAGGTAGACTACAAATGATTTTTAATAAAGTTAAGGATCTTAAAAACGAAGGTAAACGTATTGGCATTACCTTTTCGCAATTTGACCTCTTACATTCGGGACATATTGCTATGTTGGCCGAAGCAAAAAATCATTGCGATTACTTGATTGCTGGGTTACAAACAGATGCCAGTATAGATCGTCCGGATAGTAAAAATCCTCCGGTACAAAGTATTGTTGAACGCCAAATACAACTAAGTGCTTGTCGTTTTGTAGATGAAATTGTTGTCTACACTACAGAAGCAGACTTAATTGACATATTACTTACACTACCAATTGATGTACGTATACTAGGTAAAGAATATGAGGACACAAACTTTACTGGTCGTAATGAAGGCCATGGACTAGGTATTGTGCATGTGTTTAATACCCGAGATCATTCATTCTCCAGTAGTAGTTTACGTAAACGAGTAGTAGCTGCAGAAAGTCACAAACTCTTAACAGACAAGAAATAAAATGGATATAATGTTGGACATTGAGTCGTTGAGTACACGACCTGATGCCGTCATACTTACATTGGGTGCAGTTAAGTTTGATCCCTATACTCCGGATAGCTTTGGTGATACATTATACCTACGTCCCGATGTTGATGATCAAATAGCACAGGGCCGGTATGTTGAGGACGACACAGTGGAATGGTGGGGTAAACAACATCCAGATGTACGTGAAGAAGCATTGGGTACTGAAGGTAGAGTCTCAGTAGATGAAATGCACCGACAACTGAATAGATTTTGTGTGGGTGTTAAAAATATTTGGGCACAAGGCTCAGTGTTTGACATAGGTTGTTTAGAAAACTTATACAGGCAGTATGGGTGGCCTGCTCCATGGTACTACTGGCAGATACGAGACAGTCGTACACTATTTGGCATACATGGTGATCCACGTGAAAAGAATAAAGAAGATTTACATAATGCTCTAGCTGATTGTGTAAGTCAAGCACAGGCGGTACAGGAAATTTATAAAGCATTAAGGATATCAAAATGAACAAATATATAGAAAAAATCCCACGCAGTTTTGCTAAAGTACTTAGCTGGCGCATTATGATTATTGGCCAATATTTTGCCATTGGTTACTTTACCACTGGTAGTGTGGCATTTGGTGCTGGTCTTGCAGGTGCAACCACTATCATCAATAGTACGTTGTACTTCTTTCACGAGCGTGCCTGGAATCGTGCAGGTTGGGGCAAAGATGCCGTTACCCCTACCGCAGAATAAAGACCATTATGGTTACTATACTGTAGGTAACTACAAGACCTATAGTAAGCTAGATGCTATTCTAAAACATGAAGCTACTGGTGATTTCCCGCAATGGCATTTCAATGACGATGTGTTCTCGCAAGCCAATTGGCGGGTAGAACCCACAGAGTCACTACAGGAACTATATCGCCGGCGGGCACAACAAATACGTGACCGCTACGACTACATAGTACTGTTTTACAGCGGTGGTGCTGACAGCACAAATATACTGCAAACATTCATTAATAACGACATCAAACTAGACGAAATTGCACAGTTTTATAGTCTCGAGGGCGACGGAGGAGATAAGGATTCTAACTTTAACAGTGAAGTTATCCGAGTCGCTATCCCATGGAGTTTGAAGGTAACCGAACAATATACCTATATCCAGCATCGTGTAATTGATCAAAGTCAATTAATTGAACGCATATACGAAGAGCCCGAGATCAAGTACGACTTTATATTTCAACAGAATACCTGTATAAGCCCTAACAATTTTAGTCGGGTTTACTTGCGTAAGTTTGTCAAAGACTATGCAGACATGATTACGACCGGTAAACGCATATGCTTCTTATGGGGCGCAGAAAAGCCGCGTGTCAGTGTAGTTGATGGACGCTATTGTGTGCGCTTCTTGGACATGGTAGACAATTGCGTCAGCCCATTATTACAACAAAACGATTTCCCTGGATGGTACGACGAACTGTTCTATTGGAGTCCAGATTTTGTGCAAGGCTTGATCAAACAAGCACACACGGTCAAACGTGCATTGACCGCCTTACCCTTAAACGATGTAAATTTTACACAAGACTATAGTCCATTTGGTACCGTAACACGCAATGGGCAATCTTGGAAACTAACTAATCACGGACTGCATCAAGTTATCTATCCTGATTGGGATATTACAACGTTCAGTGTAGGTAAAAAACGTAGCCCCATACTAAGCCTACGTGATTCATGGTACTTGGACAAGACCACAGGTAGCAGTCAACGATTCTTGGCGGGTATAAATGAATTTGACTCGATACTTAGTCGAGTCAAAAACGGTTTTTGGAAAAACGAAAGCGATTTAATGGCAGGGGTTAAAGGATGTCTAACCCCGCCTTACTTTATTGAATAGTCTTAATAGACTCAATCAACCCAGCTGGGAACTGTGTTTCAAAGTAGTCATACACTGGCTTGGTTAGAGCTTTGTAACGAGCAACTTCTGCATCATCCCACTCAATGACCGGAATTCCTTCTTCAGCACAACGTGCTATTACTTGGTCACTATCATCTAGACTTTCTTGACGCTCGCTTTCAGCTGCCTCTAAAGCTGCTTCTTGCATCCAACCTTGCATTTCTGCACTCAGTGATTGCCAAACTTGTTCGTTAATGATAATAGCCGTTAAGAACAGACTGTGTTTGCTATTCGTAACAACACGAGCAACTTTATCTACATCGGTACGGAAGTAACGAGCCCAAGTGTTTTCGCCAATGTCAACTGTACCGTCACGTAGTGCTTGGGTTGTTTTGTAAATTGGAACGTTAACTGGGTTAGCACCTAGTTCAGTGAACGTCTGCTTGGCAGCACGACTATTGCTGGTTCTAATATTTTGGCCTTTGAGGGTGTCTACACTAACTGGCTCGTTTCCGACAATCATACGGAAACCACCCGAATACGTAAATGCTAGACCGCGAATGTTTGACTTCTTAGCTAGATCACTCAACAGACCTAAACCAATTTCACTGTCTAATACTTTGGTAGCATGATCATGGTCACGGAATAGGAACGGGAGTTCTAATACATTCAAATGATCGTTGTAGTGACCTAATGTTGTGTTATACATTTGGCTCATTTCTACGACGCCGTCGTTTACCAAGCTGGCAAATTGTACACCTTCCACTGTATCAACTTGCTCTTTGCTCATGTATTTCTCAACGTATTCGTCAGCACCTAAAATTTCAATTTCAATTTGTCCCTGACTTTTTTCGTTAACTTTTTCTGCAAATATATTAGCAGAGCGTAAAAATAAATCGTATGGCACATGGGCTAGAACCCAGCGTAAACGAATTGGTTGTTTCATGGTATTTCCTTTAGATATAATTGGTTTATAATATATTTATATAGTTAATAGTCTTTATCGCATTAATACCTTCCAAAGTTTTATTAACGTTTAATTATTTTACCAAATTTCTTAAATAATAAATAGGGGCTTTGGGAAATGGATCCAATTACGTTATTTGCCCTTGCTAATGGTGCAGTCAGTGCAATTAAAGCAGGGTGTAAATTATACAAAGACATCAAAGGTGCGGCTGGAGACGTTAAGGCCGTCTTAAAGGACCTTGACGATCAATTCAACAAAGCACACAAAGACAAACCCCCTAGTCCAGAAGCACGTAAACAATACATAGAAGAAAAGAATCGTGTAGTTGAGCTTAACAAAAAGGGTGGGGAGACTGACGATATATACGCAGAGATTGGTGAAAAGTTGGGCGATTTCTTTGATGCATACAACAAATGTATAACAGTTCTCCAAGAAGAAGAAAAACACAGTAGGGATGAATTATACACTGGTGATGCCAGTCTAGGCAAACGTGCACTACAACGTGTGCTAATGAAGAAAAAGTTAGAACAAATGAGTGTTGATCTACGTGAGCTAGTGGTTTACCAAAGTCCTCCAGAGCTAGGCGCATTGTGGAGTGATGTTAACAAAATGATGGACGAGCTTGGTAAACAACAAGACGTTCATTTACGTAAGAAAATGGCAGCTGATGCGGCTTATGCTAAACGCAGAGCCAGGTTTATGGCAACATTAAAAGCAGATGCGTACATAGGCGGATTCTTTTTGTTTTTAATCTTTTTTACTGGTTGTATGTTTGCTTATATAGCATATGATGCAGAACATAGACATCCAGAATGGAAATCTCGATCTTCACAAGGAACATTAGAAATAGTAAGACGCCAGGAACTGGCTAGAGTGCTAGAAGAAGCAAATACCAGAGCAGACATAAGATACAAACAATTACGGGATGCATCAACTTCTCACGTAAAAGTAGATGATGGCGAGAGCGACTGATGCGGATATTAGTCCAATTACCATAAATCCTAAAAATACCTTTCCAAATCCAACCTCATGAAGCCAATCCATGAACTCTGTTGTTTTCATTATTATACGAGTCCTTTAATGTATTATTTAAATAATACAGAAAAAAGATTAAATACTAGCATATGAGTTGGTTTAATAAAAAGCCCCGCCCTCGAAATCCCCCCACCTTTCCCCAAAAAATCTTACACCTGCAACAGAACGCAAAATGAAGGAAGTCAAAGACCGTGTCCGCCCCCTAAAGGAGAAACCCGATGATAAATGAACGTATGCTACACAAGATGTATCAACAATGGAGCAGTGGCAGAGAAAATGTAGCGAACGATTGGAGTTACTTTGTGGAGTTTGCTGCAAAACAAACAGAAATTCCTGCAAATGAAATGGCATCATTACTACAACGTTGCGATTGGTTTCGATGGACTACTGAAGACAAATAAATAAGTAATGAAGATAGTAGAAATCATTAACGAAGCACCACTGCCCCCGGACTGGGATCCAGCTGAGTTTGTAAACAATCAAACATCATTTAAAAGTCGTTTGGCCTATGCTCTAGATCGTGCCAAAAAAATAGGTACTGGTAGTAGCCGTGTTGCTATAACTATTGAATATGAAGGCCGCCCAACTGCATTAAAGATTGCAAAGAATCAAAAGGGACTAGCACAGAATAGTGTTGAGCTAGATGTACTTGATGATGGATATGCAAAACAAATAGGCATACTAATTCCATTAATTGATTACGATCAAGTAAATGCAGCACCCACTTGGATACAAACAGAAATTGCACAAAAAGCCACAGAGAAACAGTTGTGCAATTTAATTCATTGCGAAAGTTTATCTTCTTTAGTATTGATGGCAAAATCTATATTGGGAGAACGTGTGTACACTAATTATTCTCCTGAGATGTATGCAGAGAAAATGAGGCAAAAGCACAAAACTGAAGAAGCAATTGAAATTTGCATAGAGTATGCAAATGCACTAGCAGAACTTCAAAATTCATTCGGTATCCTACTAGATGATTTTGCTCGTGCCGCAAATTGGGGATTGTACCAAGGAAAACCTGTTATAATTGATGTTGGTTTTACCGAGAATGTTCGACAACAACATTATTCAAGACACTAAACAATTATAAGCATATAACAAAATCCATACAAGCATTTAAATACTTGTATGAAATCGCCCAGTAAGTTAGTAGTAGGAGTCACAACCGCAGTGGCAATTGCAACTCCTTTTGCACCAAAAACAATAAACATTAACATTGGCGATACCCCTGCAATTATTGCAGAAGTATCAAGTTGCACACTGATTAGCACAATAATAGATGACAAGGGCAAACGTTTTTGTGAATACCGTTGTGGAAGCCAATTGCGAATAATGCCAGAATCTGCAGGCGCCTGCGAAAAATCAATTAACGAAAAACTCATTAAATAAATAGAATTAAAGGAGCCACTATGCAAAAATTAGCAGTGGCGATGATATTAATCCTAACCAGCT